GAGCCGGCAGCGGAATCACCGCAGCCCCAGCCTCGGAAAAATACGCAGGTCGTTCGCGAGACCCCCCTCCAAAAGCGCGGCGATATGTAATACACGCGCACGCGCGGAGAGCGCGCAAAAATCACACGAAAAGGAGGCGCTTTTTGTGGCGAATAAGCAGGAAAAGACGAAAGAACAGCGTATCCGCGCAGAGAAAGCGCGACTCAAGCGGATTTACAAAACGCTGCCGAAAGAAGCGGCGGGAACTGTCGCGGGGCTGATCGACCAGGCGGCGTTTATGCGCGTCGAGTGTGAGGACATGGCAGAGGACCTGCGGGAAAACGGCTGGACGGAACCGTTCCGGCAATCGGAACGGCTGGAACCGTATGACCGGGCGCGCCCCATTGGTCAGGCGTACAACTCCACCAACGCGAACTACCAGAAAATCATCAAGCAGCTCACGACGCTCCTGCCGAAGCCGGACACCGCGCCGCGGCAGGAAGACGACGGATTTGGAAGTTTCGTCCGGGAGCGTGATGAAGCGTGAAGCTCACACGATATCCGGAAATTTACAATCCGATACTCGAGTATTGGCAGGCTATACAGGATGGGCGGGAAACCGTCAGCCTGAAAGTGCAGAAAACATACCGGCACGTTGTAGAACAGCTCGAAGCTACAGAATCTGAGTTTTACTACTCGCCGAAACGTGCCAACCATGTGCTTGAGTTTTTTGAGAACTACTGCCACCACTCCAAAGGCAAAGCGGGCGGGCAGCTCGTCAAATTAGAGCTTTGGGAAAAGGCTCTGCTGGCGACGATCTTTGGCTTTGTCGACATTGAGGGAAACCGGCAATATCACGAGGCGGTCCTGATTGTCGGCAAGAAAAACGGCAAGTCGCTGCTTGCGTCCGGCGTAGGGCTATATCTGCAAATGGCGGACGGTGAGGCAGGACCGGAGGTCTACGCGGTAGCCACAAAACGCGATCAGGCAAAGATCATCTGGCAAGAAGCAAAGCGCATGGTACAGAAGTCGCCGGCGCTGCGCAAACGGACGCGCTGCCTGGTCGGCGAGATAGACAGCGATTATAACGACGGCGTATTTAAGCCGCTATCGTCTGACAGCGACACGCTTGACGGCTTGAACATCCACGGCGCGATGATGGACGAGATCCACCAGTGGAAAAACGGGCGCCCGCTATATGACATTATTGCCGATGGCGATCAGGCGCGCGCGCAGCCGCTGCGTTTTATCACGTCCACTGCGGGTGTTATCCGCGAGGACATCTACGACGAAAAGTACGAAGAAGCCGAGCGCATTATCAACGGCTATGAAGATCCGGACGGGTACCACGACCCGCGCCGGATTGCGTTTATCTATGAGCTTGACAAGCGCAGCGAGTGGACCGATGAAGCCTGCTGGAAGAAAGCAAACCCGGGGCTCGGCACGATCAAGAGCTACACGGCGCTCAAGGAGCGCGTCGAGCGGGCAAAGAAAAATCCGGCGCTCGTCCGGAATCTCGTCTGCAAAGATTTCAACATCCGCGAGACATCGAGCGAAGCGTGGCTCAACTTTGAACAGCTGGACAACCGCGACACCTTCCAGTTGGACAAAGATAACCGCCGTATGATCTGGACACACCACATGACCGACGGGCAGACGCAGGAGCGAATCCTATCCTACCCGCGTTATGGCATCGGCGGCGCGGACCTATCCAAGACGACGGACCTGACGGCGGGGAAGGTTCTGTTTCAGGTGCCGGAGTTACCGGACATCCTGTTTGTCCTCTCGATGTACTGGCTGCCGCAGGAGCTTTTGGAAAAGCGCGTGAACGAGGACAAGATACCGTATGACAAGTGGCATGAGCGCGGATTGGTCCGGCTATCAGAGGGAAACAAGATCCGCTATGAGGACGTAAAAACATGGTTTGTCGAGGTGCAGGAAGACCTCGATATTTTTATACCATTCGTCGGCTATGATGCATGGTCTGCGTCCTACTGGACAGACAGCATGGCAGACTACTTTGGAGCCGAAGCGATGATACCGGTGCACCAGGGCGTGAAGACCCTGTCCGAGCCAATGAAGCGCTGCGGAAATGATCTGGAATCCAAGCGGATTGTGTACAACAACAATCCAGTTGATAAGTGGTGCCTTGCAAACACAGCTTACGATGAGGACAAAAACGGCAATATCCAGCCGCACAAAACGAGCAAGTCGACACGCCGCATAGACGGCACGGCGGCGCTGCTTGACGCCTACGCGATCTACGATCAAAAGCAGGCGGAATACACAAGTATGCTCTAGGAGTGACAACATGGGATTTTTTAAAAACCTCCTCGAAAACATCACAACGACAAAGCGTGTCTCGACCGTCCAGATGGTGCAGGAGCGCGGAAACGGCTTTTACAGCTACAACGGCAAAATGTATCAGTCGGACATTGTCCGCGCTTGCATCCGCCCGAAGATCAAAGCAATCGGAAAGCTGACGGCAAAGCACATCCGGGAGACGATCACCGCCGACGCGAGAAAGATCGCTGTCAACCCCGAACCGTATATCCGGTTTTTGCTCGAAGAGCCGAACCAGTACATGACGGGACAGATGCTGCAGGAAAAACTTGCTGCGCAGCTGATTCTCAACAACAACGCTTTTGCCGTTATCATGCGCGACGAAAACGGATTTCCGAACGCCATCTTCCCGGTCGCGGCGATGCAGGCGGACGCCGTCTACGACGCTAGCGGAAACCTGTATCTGAAATTTTACATGCAAAACGGGAATGTACTGACCTTTGCTTATGAGGACGTCATCCATCTGCGCGGGGATTTTTACGAAAACGACATCTTCGGAGACCCGATCGCGCCGGCAATCGTGCCACTGATGGAGATTGTCACAACGACGGACCAGGGCATCGTAAAGGCAATCCGAAACAGCGCCGTGGTCCGGTGGCTGCTGATGTTCGCCTCGTCGATGCGCTCGGAGGATATCAAGCAGCGGGCGCAGGACTTTGCAGATAGCTTCCTCAACGTGTCGAACGGAACAGGCGTTGCGGCGGTCGACGCAAAGGCGGAGGCAAAGCAGATCGACCCAAAGGATTATGTGCCGAACGCGCAGCAGATGGACAAGACCACGCAGCGCATCTATGCCCTGTTCAATACCAACCCGAACATCGTCACATCCATTGCGACGGAGGATGAGCAGAACGCCTATTTTGATGCCGAAATCGAGCCGGTTTTGAAGCAGCTGAGTGGTGAGTACACACGCAAACTATTTTCAAGGCGCGAGCGCGGATGTGGAAACCGGATTGTCTTTGAAGCGTCGGCGTGGGACTTTGCATCGACGACGACAAAGCTCAACCTTTTGCAGATGGTAGACCGCGGGGCGCTGACGCCGAACGAGTGGCGCCGCGCGTTTAACCTTGCACCGGTTGACGGAGGAGATAAGCCGATCCGGAGACTAGATACGCAGCCGGTCAATCAGAATACCAACCAGAAGGGAGATGAAACCACATGAAAATCAGCATTCGCGGGCCCATCGTGTCCAGTAACCAGCACCGCTTTTATCAGTGGTACGGCATGGAGGCGACGAGCCCTAAATCCGTAGCCGACGCGCTTGCATCCGGAAACGGCGAGAGGGCAGAAGTCGAGATCAATTCCGGCGGCGGCGAGATTTTCGCGGCAAGCGAGATATACACAGCGCTGCGCAATTACGCCGGCGGCGTACACATCCGCATTGTCGGGTTGGCGGCGTCCGCCGCGTCGATCATTGCGATGGCAGGCGAGTCGGAAATGACACCGACCGGAATGATGATGATCCACAACGTACAGACGAGCGCCGACGGTGACTACCGCCAGATGGAGCATACCGCAGGGGTCCTGCGGGACGCCAACCACGCGATCACGTCGGCGTACATGGCAAAGACCGGGAGGCCCGAGCAGGAAATTGCCGCCATGATGGATGCAGAAACGTGGATCACGGCAGACCGGGCGGTAAAGCTGGGACTCATTGACCGGGTAATGGAGCTGGGCGGTGAGCAGAAGCCGCTGGCGGCAGACTTTTACTCCGGCATGCTCAGCGAGGACGCGCTGCGGCGCGCAGAGAATTTCATGAAAAGCCAGGCAAAAGAGCCTGGTTTTTTTATGCCCGAGCGGGCGCAGGCAGAAGCAAAACTGAAATTTTTAAGACTTAAAGGAGAACTAAAATGACGAAAGAACTTTACAACACCAAGCGCAAGCAGCTGATGGACGAGGCGCAGAAGCTGCTGGACGAAAGCAAGACTGCCGAGGCGCAGGCAAAAATGAAGGAAGTCGAAGAACTCGACGCCAAGTTTGAGGAAGAGGCAAAGATTCAGGCAAACCTCAACGCGCTCGCGGGCGCAAGAGCGCAGGACCCGGCGGCAGCACAGCAGACCGTCAACCTGACCGGCACAGCGAAGCCGCAGGACGTGCTTGACCAGTACGACACTGACGAGTACAAGCGCGCCTTTATGAACTATGTCCTCACCGGAAAGAGAATTCCGGCAGAGCTGACCAACGCAGACGCAAACACGAAGACCTCCGACGTCGGCGCGGCGATTCCGACGACCACGCTCCAGAAGATTTACGAAAAGATCGAGTCGACAGGCATGATTCTGCCGCGCGTGACGCACACGTCCTACAAGGGCGGCGTGACGGTGCCGACCAGCTCGGCGAAGCCGACCGCTTCGTGGGTCAGTGAGGGAGCAGGCTCTGACAAGCAGAAAAAGGCGCTCGGCTCCATCACGTTTGCCTATCACAAACTGCGCTGCGCGATCTCCATGTCGCTGGAAGTGTCCATCGTGACATATCCGATGTTTGAATCGCAGTTTGTGGCAAACGTCGCAGAGGCGATGGTAAAAGCGGAGGAGCAGGCAATCATCAGCGGCTCCGGCTCCGGTCAGCCGAAAGGCATCATCAAGGAGACCGTCGTGACTGGTCAGAACATCGACATTGCGGCAGCGACTACGGCTATCGCCTACACTGACCTTGTCAAGGCGGAGGCAGCACTCCCGCAGGCATACGACACCGACGCGGTGTGGTGCATGACGAAGAAGACCTTCTTCGAGCAGATTGTCGGCATGGTCGACGACAAGAAGCAGCCCGTCGCTCGCGTCAATTACGGCATGAGCGGCAAGCCGGTCTACTCGCTCTTCGGGCGTGAGGTCGTCCTCGTCGGCGACTATCTGCCGTCCTTCGCAGCGAGCGTGACTGCGGATACAATTTTCGCCTTTATTTTCAATTTCAAAGATTACCTCTGGAATGAGAATCTCGGCATGACGTTCCGCAAGTACACCGATAACGAAACCGACGACGAAGTGACCGTTGCGCTGGCGCTCGTCGACGGCAAGGTGGTCGACAAAAACAGCCTCGTAACGTTGACCAAGAAAAAGGCGGGCTAAACACAAGAGCCAACAGGGAGGGATAGACAATGACATTACTGGACGTTGCGAAAACCGCCCTGCGGCTGAGTACGACCGCGCTTGACGGAGAAATTTCCGATGAGGTCGACGCCTGCCTGCTGCGCCTGCATATCGCGGGCGCAGCAGGCGCAGACGAGGACCCGCTGGTAAAAGACGCGGTTCGCGCCTACGTCCGCTGGCAGCACGATTTCTGCGGGCGCGGCAGCGAATGGAAAGCTTGCTTTGAGGAGCTGCGCGACGCGATGGGATTGTCGGACGATTACCGGCAGACAGGAGGCGCGGGCAATGATCTTTGACACACAGATCACGCTGCGCCTGCTGTCCTACCCTATCGTGAGCGGGCAGACAACAGAAAAACTGGAGCGGGAAACTACTGTCTGGGCGGCGCGGAAATCCGTCAACCGCGCGGAATACTACCAAGCGGCGCAGGCGGGAAAGCAGACGGACGCGATTTTCCGGATGCACAGTGCGGAATACCGGGGCGAGCAGCAGCTCGCCTGCGGCTCGGACGTCTTTGACGTGGTCCGCAGCTATGGAGCCGAGACGGAGGAGATTGAGCTGACCTGCAAACGGAGGGACGGCGCATGATGATCTATGAAGCGCTTGTCGACATCGGCGTTCCGGTGTGCCATCCGCCATACAAGGGCGCGGAGGAAACGTACATCACGTATCAGCTGCTCGGGCAATCCGGGCAGATATACGCCGAGGGGCGAGAGGCGGAAACCGGCGCAGCGTATGCCGTATCCATCTTTGCCGAGGGCTTTGCAGCAGATCTCCTGCGGCGGACGAAAGCGGCGCTGGAAAGCGCGGGCTATATTGTGACCGTCGACATGGAGAGCTACGACAAGGACACTGGGCGCACGCAGATTGCGCTCATTGCGGAGATGGAGGGCGCTGTGTATGGCTAAGTTCGAAACCTCCGGGCTGGACAAGATGATGGCGACGCTGCAAGACGTGGACGTTCTTGACGAGGCAACGATTCAAGAGATGATGGATGCGGCAGGCGAAATTCTGGTTGCGGAAATCAAAAAGCGCGTAGCGCAAAGCGGCTTTGCAACGGAAGACTACGTAAAAAGCATCAAAGCGACGAAGATTAAGCGGAACAAATACGGCGAGCCGTATATTCAGGTGACGTCCGTAGGCAAAAACAAGCATGGTGTGCGCCGAGCCACCGTGCTTTTTGTTTTGAATTACGGGCGCGGACCAGAGTACGGAAAAATCAGCGGAACGTATTTCTGGACCAAAGGATCGAAAGCCGCAGAAAGTCAAGTGGACAAAGAGTTGGAGGATATCCTCACAAAAAAGCTGAAAGAAAGGGGCTTATTATAAATGCCGAGTTTTGATTTACGCGGTATCCGGGCGGGCAAGTACAAAAACACTGCCGGAACCGTATCTTACGAAAATCCGACGGACGTCGGCGATGCCATGAGCGCACAGCTCGACCTGAAGTTTGCCGAGGGCAGGCTCTATGCAGAGTCGAAGCTGGCGGAGTACATCAAACTTGCAACCGGCGGCACTATCTCGCTGGCAGTCAAGTACATCAAGAAGGCAGCGCAGGCGATGCTCTATGGCTGCACGACGGACACGAGCAAGGAAAACATCAAGTTCTCCGCCAAGGACGTGGCAAACTACGTGGGCGTCGGATTTTACGCGCCGGACAAGGTAGACGGCGTGACGAAATACACCTGCGTCTGGGTGCCAAAAGCGCTGTTTGGTCCGCCGTCGATGGCGTACCAGACGAAGGGAGAAAACATCCAGTTTAATACGCCGACCACGACGGGCGAATTCCTCGCGGACGACTCCGAAAACGAGCTGTTGCTGGAAACCGAGACCGTCGACAGCGCGGCAGATGCGGTTGCGTGGATCAAGGGAAAGCTGGGTGAGACGCAATGACTGATGTGCGGCAGAAAACGGCGGAATATGAGTATGCAGGCAGGATCTACAACCTGACCTGCAACATGAACGTCCTTGCGGACGTGCAGGAGGAATACGACGGCGATCTGATGCGGGCGCTTCGAAGCGTGACAAGCCTCAAGTCGACGCTGCGGTTTCTGGCGGCGATGCTCAATGACGCGGCGGAAACGCAGGACATGCGCGGAGAGGACGGAAAGCTGCTGCGCGTGACCGCGCGGGAGCTGGGGCGCAAGCTCACCATGACGCAGACAACGGACGCGGCGCAGCTCATCACAAAACTGATTATGGCAGCAATGCCGGAGCGGGAGGACGCCGAGAAGCCGAAGCAGGACAGCGGTGGGAACCAGCCAAAAAACTGACAGAGCCGGGAGAATCAGAGCAGCACGGCGGCTTTGATTTTCCCGGCTTTTTGGCAACATGGCTTTACCAGCTGCGCATGCCGGAGCGGCTTTTCTGGAAGACCATGACGCCGCGCCGGCTGCTTGCGACACTGGCACGACCGGATAGCGAGCTGGAGGAACCGCAGGAGCCGTTGTCGCTGGCAGAATACTTGAGCGGAGGGAAGTAGCATGCCGAACATCAACACAAAGTTTTCGCTTTCCGGCGAAAAGGAATACAAAGCCGCGATCTCGCAGATCGGCGACGGCATGCGGGTTCTCAACTCCGAGATGCGCAAGGTCGAGAGCGAATACGCAAAAAACGCCGACAGCGTTGAGGCGTTGACGAAGGTCAACGACGTCCTTGAGCGGAAGATTTACTCGCAGACGGAAAAGATCGAGACGCTGAAAGCGGCATTGCAGACGTCAGCTGAGAAATACGGTGTGGCAGATAAGCGCACCATGGCGTGGCAGGCGAGCCTCAATAACGCCGAAGCTGAGCTGAACAAGATGAACAATACGTTGGAAGATAACAACACCGCGATCGAGGCAGCAAAAAGCGCGGCAGAAAATTTATCAAAAGGAATGGATTCGCTGGGGCAAAGCGCTGGAACTGCGGAAGAAAAAATTTCAGACAGCGCCGATGACGTTGACAAGCTCGGGCAGAAAGCCGGAGACGCGCAGCGGGAGACCATGGGGCTCGGAAGCACAGTCGATCAACTTACAAGCAAGCTCGGGATTAGTCTTCCAGATGGATTAAAAAGCTCTCTGGACGGGATCGAGAAGGTCGACTTGAAAACAGCGGCGCTGGTTGGAAGTTTCGCGGGCGTTGTAGCTGCAATCGTCGGCGTTGAGAAGAAACTTGCAAGTCTGACAACAGAAGCAGGTGCTGCGGCAAAGGAACTCCGGGTAATGTCCGAAGTTACGGGGCAATCAACCGAAGAACTACAGGAATTTGCGTATATGTCGAAATTCCTGGGGGTATCAACGGACCAACTCAGCGACGGGCTCAAAGAGATCACGAACAAAATGCAGGAGGCACGGGACGGCAGTGCGGATGCAGCTGACGCCTTTAATCGACTCGGCATCCGCGTCACAGACTCGCGCGGAGAGCTTCGCGACGCGAGCGAAGTGTTTTATGAGGTTATTGATGCACTCGGCGATATGCGAAACAAGACAGAGCGTGACGCAACCGCAATGGACCTGCTGAGTGAGTCAGCCAGAAATTTTAACCCGCTGATCAACCGTGGCAGCGAGGTGTTAAAAGCCTATGCAGAAGAAGCACACAATACAGGCTATGTGCTGAGCGAAGAAACGCTGAAATCCTTGACGCAGGTTGACAACGCATACCAGCATATGCTCCTCAGTCAAGAGGCATCGAAAAACCAACTGGCAGAAGAATTTGCACCATATCTGACGGAATTTTATCAAAAACTAGAGGAAGTTATCACAAACTTGTCGGATGCTGCAACGGATAGTGGGCTAATTGATTTGCTAGGGTCGTTGCTTGAACTTGCCTCGGAATTGGCACCGGTTTTGTCCTCTTTGGCAGACATGGCATCCGCGCTGAAGCCAATTTTTGAAACTTTAGCCGGAGCGATCTCGCTGGTGGCAGATGGGCTGAAAAAAATCGACGAACTTAGCCAACGCGCAGCAAACTCATTAGGGATGGTAAAAGGCGCGAGCGATTGGAGCGGTATGGCGAGCACTGCAATTTCCGCAGTAGGGGCTGTGTTTTCATCAAAAACGGGGCGGCATGCCGCAGGCACAGACAACTACACTGGCGGTGTGACGTGGGTCGGCGAGAATGGACCGGAGTTGGTTTATCTTCCGCAACGAACGCAGATATCCAACGCGCAGGAAAGCCGCCGTGCCATCGGCGGAGATACGTTTTATGTGACGATAAACGCGAAGGACGTGAAGTCGTTTAATGACGTTGTCCGGATAGCAGACAACAAACGCAGATCAAACAGAATGGGGGTGAAATGATGTCAACCGCGAAGGTGTACATTAAGGGATTCGCGATTCTGAACGAAACAAGCAGGAACACGAACGATCACCAATCAGACCCGGCAATACTGGACGTAGATGATTGCCTCGTTATAACATTTGAAGATCTTCCAGCGAGCATGCAATACAAAAGAATAACGTCGGAATCCAGTATAGCTGTGTATGTAAGCAAAATAGTTGATCCAGAGGCAACAAGCCTCGGTCCGGCGGCAAATCTAGTGTTTGAGGACCTCGCTGCGCCAGTAGATGTTGAAACGATAACATACAACAACAACCAGCGAGTACTGGAGCGTTTTTCCGGAAATAGCGGGGAGAAAGTTAGAAATGGTGGTTGGGTCACGGACGACAGCATTTCTGCTGGGCTTGCGCTTAATTGCGGTGCTGCGGTAAGGCAGTGGTATGTAGATGTTTCCGCGTATATCCGGACGACAGGGTCTTTGCGCCCGTACTTAACGGTAGAGGTTGATGACAGCGAGACAGTCGGCGTTACGATTAGGAATTGCACACCGGCAAGCGGGTCAATCTCAAAGAAACAGGACAACAGGTTTTCGTGGCTCGCGCTCGGATCGTCTCTAACGTATCCAGAAGTAGTGCAAGCATCTGCTGTTTTTCGCTGGAGGGCTGGGGATTCCGGGAGTATCCACGAAATTTCAGTAGCCGGGGAGTCGCGAAGCGTGACCGTTCCGGCAAACACATTCACCGCAGATGAAATCCAATGGCAGGTTGCTGTGACGGCAAACTCCGGCATTGTGACAACATCGGAATGGATGGCGCTATCAACGCTCGATGTCAAACCGGAGGCGAAGGTAATTAGCCCGCAAAATACGATTGTCGATGCGTCGGCTGACAATCTCTTTATGTGGGAACACATTATTTCAACCGGAACGGCGCAGAGCAAAGCCGAACTGCAAAAGAGTGTAGACGGCGAGACGTGGGAGACGCTGGCGACGGTCATAGGCGCGGAAACGCAGTGGAAATGCCAAGCAGGGACGATCACGTCCAGCGTAAAATACTGGCGTGTGCGCACATATAACGCGGACAGCGTGGCAAGCGATTGGAGCGATGCAGCGCAGATCGTAGTAATATCTGCCCCGCCGACGCCGATCGTTCAGATACTGACAGCGGGAGCAAAGCCGGCTGTGTCGTGGCAGACTAGCGGGCAGCAGGCGGCACAGGTGGAAGTAATCGGAATTTATGAGAGCGGCACAATTTACGGAACCGTCCAGCAATGGTCAGCCCCGATGTACCTAGATGATGGGAACTATACGATCAGAGTCCGCGTGCAAAATGAATATGGGCTATGGTCAGAGTGGGGAGATGCTGCTTTACAGGTCGTTAACACGCCGGGAGCAGCCATCTTATTGAGTGCAAGAACATCACACATTGCGACGCTGGAGTGGGATACGACAGGAAACTATGATTTCTTTTTGATATACCGAAATGGCAAACCGGTAGCGAGAACCGTGCAACGCGCCTATTCTGATTTGCTCAGTATCGGACCGGTGACATATCAAGTACGAGGCTGCTATACGTCAAGCGAAAACTACGGAATATCTAATGAAACGTCGGTAGTGGTAGCGCCACAGACAACAATGTTGTTGGATATGGAGACAAGGGAATGGCTGCAGCTACCATACGCGGCGTCGCAAAACAGGAAGACCTCGCGGGAAAGGACACGGAGCGTCAGCTACCTCACACTATCAGGCGTTAAGTATCCATACGCAGAGGTCAGCGACAACTACACAGACGCGCTTACTATTGAGTGCGCCGTGGTAGACGCAGAGGGAACCAGAAAAATAGAGGCGTTACTAGGGAAACTTGTCTGCGCGAAAACAAAGACGGGCGACATGGTGATCGGGTATCTGGATGTCCTGCAAAAAGATCACGACGGGATTATTACAACGTTTAGTTTTACTGTACAGCAAATCGACTATAACGAGGAGGTACAACTGTGACACGGGAAATCTCTTATAGGGTTGATGTACTGCGGAACGGAGCGAAACTGACGGAGCTGAGTTGGGATGAAGAAACGCCGCCAACTGTATACATTGACACGACGGGAGAAATCAAAGGGAGCCTGTCAGGCACATTTCGGCACAACCCGGTTGTGGATTATATCGCTGACGATTTGCAACCGTGGATTGGCATAAATGGGGAGTGGACACCGCTCGGGGTATTTCGCATCGCATCGCTAAAAGAGCAAATTGACGCGAGCGGGCATTGGATAGAGGCGGAGGCTTATGACCGCTGCTGGCTTTTGCAGACGATGACAACGGAAGACATCATGCACATTCCCGCTGGGACGGCGTACCTGACAAAAGTTGAGGAGTTGCTCATAAGCGCGGGAGTCGGGCTTGTAATTGCGACTCCGACAAGTGCAACGCTGCAAACGGACCGTGAAGACTGGCAGGAAGGGACACCATACTTGACAATTGTGAATCAGTTACTTGCTGAAATCAATTACAAACAAATATGGTTCGATTCGGGCGGAGTGGCACATCTGGAACCAATAACGCAAGCAACGGCTGCCAACATTAAATGGACGTACAGCGCGGAAAATGCGACGATCTGCTCACCTATTTCACCAGAGCTTACGCAGGAATTCGACATATTCAGCGCGCCAAACGTTTTTGTAGCCGTATGCAGCAACCCGGATTTAGAGGCACCGCTGGTGGCGAGGGCGGAAAACAACAACCCATCGAGCGCAACGTCAATTTTCCGCCGTCGGCAACGAATTACGCAGCTAATCAAGGTCGACAACATCGCGTCGCAGGAATCGCTGCAAGCATATGTGGACAACGTATGTTTCCAATCCTTACTGAGCCATCGTGTTGTAACGTTTGAGACGCTGGCAGAGGGCGGACACGGCTCGGGGGATATTCTATCCCTTGACCACAAAGATGTGGGAGGAATTTTTGAGGAAACTGCGTGGTATATCACAATGGCACCGGGAGAATTTATGAAGCACACAGCAAAAAGGATGGTGATTGCATGATCGACGGGGTTTCGGAAGTACTGGACACTCAGGGAGAACAGCCTATTGACGCGCGGATTGCCACAGTTGGGGCAGTTTATGAAGATGGTCTTTCCCTGATTTTCGACGGGCAGGAGACGGCGACGGAAAAGCACTACAAGTGCAACACGTCCGTCACATTCAAAGCTGGGGACCGTGTAAAGGTGGCACGGATCAGCGGCAGCTACGTGGTCGAGTACGTAGTCGGCGCTCCAAGTTCCGGCGGCGGAGGCAGCGTGTCTGAGCTTGTGAACGGAAATTACAAGGTCACATTGGACGCGAACGGGAATCTGGTCCCAACGGGAAATGTAAAAATCGGAACGAAGACAAAGAGCTTCTACAGTCTTTATGCGGGAGCGCTTAACTCAGCGGCTTCCGGGCTACTGAGTTTTTTTGATGCGAACACGACTGCACAGCAATACGCAATTTACACAACGATCAACAGTGCAAACCAAATTTCTGCGCTACAGGGCGTTGTGGATGCGATGATTAAGTTCGGTCTGCTCAAGAAGCTAGGGGGGTGACAAAATGGCGCTTACCATTATGCAAGGCGACCAGTATGCGATTCCGTTTGTGGGGAAGCTCAACGGAGAGCCGCTGGACCTGACGAAGATCGAGCAGATCGAGTTTGTCGTGGGTCCGCTGCGCAAGGTCTACCCAGGCGAGGTCACGACGGACGAGGACGGGACCTTCCTGTTTCCTCTGACACAGGAGGAAACCTTTGCCTTTAAGTCGTCCATGCTCTCCGGGCAGGTGCGCGTGAAGTTTACGGGCGCGACAAAGCCGGAGGTTATCGGCTTGCCGACGGGCTTTATCCGCGTGCTGGACTCTATGAGCCGGGAGGTGCTTTGATGGCAATCACGTTTGAGGTCAAGCAAAAACCGGCAGTCGAGTTTGACGTGGCGGGGGTGCGCGTCATTGAGGTCGGCACCGGAGGCAGCAAGCCCTATGAGGGCGTATACGACGTAACGCCGAAGACTTACGAGCCGGTGGTCTTGCCGACCAGAAACCGGCTTTTGTCCCGCGACGTGAACGTTGCAAAAATCCCGCAGTATGAAGTATCCAACGCCGCCGGTGGGCTGACGCTCATCATGGGCGACGAGTATATGAACAGTTAGGAGTGAGCATATGGCAAACAAGTACGTAAACAAAATCGTTGTGGGGACGGAGGTAAAGCTCGACCTGTCGGCGGATACCATCGTCCCGAGCGATCTCAAAAAGGGCGTAACCGCGCACGACAAGTCTGGCGCGCCGATTGTGGGCTCGAATGAGTTTGACGTCAACTCGCAGGACGCGACCGCCGCCGTGGCGGAGGTGCTTAAGGATAAGACATTTTACGCGCGAGGCTCGAAGCTTACCGGCACTATGCCGGACAACGGCGGCCAGACGCTGGACATCGCCGACAAGGACGAAGAACCGGCCATTCCGATGGGCTTCCACGACGGCTCCGGCAAAGCGCGCATCAAAGCGACCGAAAAAGCAAAAATCATTCCCGGCAATATCAAGTCCGGCATTACCATTCTCGGCGTGGTGGGCAGCTACGGCGGCGAGGCGGTCAAGGCACAGGCAAACAAAAACGTCACACCGAGTTTTGCCGAGCAGGTCGTGACGCCGGATGAGACGTATGACTATCTGTCGCAGGTGACTGTCGCGGCGATTCCCGTCACCTACACCGACAACGCCGCAGGAGGGCAGACGCTCCAGATCGGAGGCTGACATGGCGGTCAACAAAGTCGCCCTTAACGGCGAAGTAAAGCTTGACCTGACCGCCGACACCGTAACGCCGGAGACGCTTCTCAAGGGGATGACGGCGCACAACGCGGCGGGCGAGCTGATTACAGGAGTGTATGAGCCTATGAACATCAAACAGTACACCGGCACGCTGCTTGCCTCGGGCTGGGCTGCGGATTCACATGGCTACCAGGCGCAGACGATCACGATCACGGGGCTGAAAGCGTCCTACGCTATTGACCCGCAGTGGGACGTGGCGCTCTCTGGGACTGACCCGGACGCAGATGCAGCGCTTTTGGAGGGCTTCGCGCTCATCCACAACTATGTAACTGGCGCGAACAGCTTGACTGCACAGTGTATTGGTAAAGCTCCGACTATAAACATTCCGATTAAGGTGGTGGTGTTCGGATGAGCGGAAGAAGTCCAAGATGGTTTACGGGGATTCAATATCCGTATGAGGCAAATTTTGCAGACAACACGTGGGAACAAATCATTGCTGTTTGCCAGAAAAATATCGTCCCCCCAACGTGGAAAGTTGGCGATCAGAAGGCAATGATGATTGGCTCCACGGATTATCTGGTGGACATTATCGGTATCAATCACGACGACTATTCCGACGGCTTCGGCAAAGCCCCGTTTACCTTCCAGCTGCACGACTGCTACGGCGAACTGAAGAACATGAACAGCTACAGAACAAACAACGGCGGCTGGACGAGCTGTGTCATGCGGCAAACGCACCTGCCTGCCATTCTCTCCAAGATGCCGACAGAGGTGAGGAATAACATCCGCGAGGTGAACAAGTTGACCTCAGCGGGCAACCAGAGTGCCACTATCAACACCACGGCGGACAAACTGTTTCTGCTGAGCGAGATCGAGATTTTCGGCAGCGTCAGCCATTCCAAGAGCGGAGAGGGCACGCAGTACGACTACTACAAGGCGGGAAACAGCCGGGCGAAGGACGGTGCGGGCTCCTGGTGGGAGCGCGGTCCGAATGGCAACGACTCCAAGCATTTCTGCTTTGTCCTCCGTGGCAACGCCAGCAGCGCCAACGCGAACTATGCAACTGGCGTGGCTTTCGGCTTCTGCTTCTAAGGGGTGTGATCATGGGAATGTTTTTACGAAGAGGACCGGTAGAAAAGCCGGTGCAAACAGTAGACGTTACAATTTCAGGAAACACAGACACGCAATACGCTTACGTCGAAATTGATGGAACGAAATATACTGCAAAAGGTACATATACAATCCCCGTCGGGGTTACTGCTATTGTACACTGTTATAACTTGTTTGGAACATCTGGGGAAATTGTTAGCAAAATTACGTTTAATGGGACGACAGTTCAAACAGCAAAGGAGAGTAATTCAACGATAACATATTCTTTTTCTGTCGAATCCAGCACAGCTTTTGCGTTTAGTATTAAATCTGTATATGGAGCTGCAAACTATTTCTGCGACATCACGACGAGCTAGGAGGGACTATGTACATTACACATAGCAATCAAACCTACGCGAACGTCCGGGTATACAGCACCTCCGGATCGGTACGGTTTACGGGCGATTCTCTTTCGGGGGTGACGACGCTGACCGGTCCCGTCGTGGTCTTCGCGGACAACGGCTTCGAGCTGCGGACGTTCGTACCGATCGATTATCTCCGGCAGGACATCAAAGACGGCAGCTGGCTTCTGACGAATATCCCGCTGCCGGAGCCGCAGCCGGTCGTGGTGACACCGGCTGAATACAACTTGACCGTTTCCACGGCAAATGCGGTCAGGCTTCTCATGGCGGGCAAGCAGCCCACAACGGCGGATGAAATCATTATGTGTTCGGCGCTCTACGACGAGTGGCAGGAGGGAAAACATGTTGCCGGGGACGTATTCTGCGTTGGCGGTGAACCATGGGAATGTTTCCAGAACTACGATAATGCGGTTTACCCGGATATCAAGCCCGGAAATTCTGCATGGTATACGTTTAACAGACCGTTCCACGGCACGTCACGCGAGACGGCGCGGAATTTCGTGCACCCAACGGGTGCGCACGACATCTACAAAAAGGGTGAATGGGCAGTGCAGGACGGAAAGTTCACCAAAGCGAACCAGGATACAGCATATAGTCTCGCAGAATACCCGCAGGCGTGGGACGTGGAAGAATAACAGTCGCCCGAGGGCGAGAAAGGAGAACACATGGACACCAAGACCATCATCGTTACCCTCGTCTGCGCCGTGCTCGGCTCGTCCGCGCTGACGGCGGTCGTCAATGCCGTCGTCAGCGCGATACAGAAAAAGCGCGGGAAGACCACGACGCAGGATACGCGCATTGCAGAGATCGACAAAAAGCTCGACAAGATGCAGACGCATCAGAACGAGCAGTATCTCGCAATTCTCCGGCTGACCATCATGTCGGAGGAAATGCCAATGGCAGAGCGCCTGATCGCCGGAGAGAAGTATAAAAAGATGGGCGGGAACGGCGACGTGAAAAAATTCCTGCACCAGCTGGAGGCGCAGTGCGGACATAGCAATGGAGTTTAGCAAGAAGTGGCTGATTTGCAGCGCGCTCGTCAGCCTCGCGCTCATCATCGCATGCGCGGCAGGCGCGGATCTGACGGAGATCACGCTTGCGGTGCTGGCCGAAACAACGGCTTCCAGCGGCTTTTACCTCTGGAAAGCCAAAAATGAGAACCGCGCGAAGTACGCGCAGAAGTACATGGATAAATGGGCCGAGAAATACGGCCCGGAAGCGGCAGCACGTATCGCGGAGATCGTGCTGAAAGATTGAAAGGAGCATACATATGGACTACACACAGATCATCTCGGCAGTGATCGCGCTCATCAGCGCGCTCGTTTCGGCATTTTTGATCCCATGGCTCAAAACCAAGATCGACGCTGATAAGCTGCAAACGCTCCGCACTTACGTTGAGATCGGCGTAAAGGCGGCGGAGCAGCTGTACACCGCGACGGACGGCGCGGCGAAAAAGGCGTATGTTGTGAACTTCCTCGCCGAGAAGGGCATTCAATTTGATGTGGAAACGATCGATAAGCTGATCGAGGCAGCCGTGCTGCAGCTGCACCACGAGCTGTACGGGAGTGAGCGGGTATGAGCATCAAGATCGGACAGGCCAGCCTCGGCGAGACCGGCGGCTGGAACCAGAAGCCCGGCAACCAGACCGGGCGGGAGCTCAATATCTCGTACTGGTACAATGGCCACTGGCTTGGCCTGCTGCGCTACAAAGACCCGAGAAAGGCCGAGAGAGCCGCCCAGACATGCGAGGCAGCGATTAAAAACCGGAATATCGGCTACGACATGTCCGACCGGAACACAGCATATGAAGCCGCTAGAGCCGTGAACTGGGACGTGAGCAAGATCACAAAGCCCGTGGAGACGGACTGCTCGGGGCTCCAGACGCTCTGCGCGGTAGCCGCCGGGTGTAAGGGGGTAGAAGAGCTCTACAGAAAGCAGGGCAACAGCTGCACGACCTACTGTATGCTCAACGATTGGCCGAAGACCGGCGATTTTGAGCTCCTGCACGGCGAGTACCTAACTTCGGACGCAAGGCTGCTGCGCGGCGACGTGCTGGTTTCCAGCGGCCACACGATCATGGTGCTCGAGGACGGAAAACTTGGAGAGGAGGAACGCGAAGTGGTAGAAAAAAGTAAGATCATCGTCGACGGCAAGGAAGTCGCCGTGGAGCGCATCCTGAAGGACGGCACGAATTACGTCAAGGTGCGCGACCTCGCCGCCGCCCTTGATCTGGAAGTATCCAACAAGGGCAATATTGCCGTGCTGAATCACAAGTAAGCCGTCTGCCGCGCCCTCCCGGAAGGAGGGACGTTATTGGCAAGCGCAAGAGTCCATATCCCAAAAGATCTATCCGGTTTGCTGCAAAGCGAGTGGGAGCGCGTCATACGCGAGGCCGGATACAGCAGGCAGGACGCCGAGATCGTGCGCCGCTACATCGTGGGCAAGTCCCCGCAGATCGACGTCGCCGTCGAGCTGTGCATGGAGCGGAGCACCCTGTCGAGGCGGCTGCCCGGGATTTATACGAGGGCGCGGCAGACAGCAAAAAGGCTCGATATGATATAGCAAACCCCGGTGTCCAACTTGGGCACCGGGGTTTTGCTTATTTATCAGCAAGATATTCCGCGATCCATCCGCGGATCAGCTCGTTCGGTGTGGTGCCGCGGGACTTCGCGGTGGTCTTAAAATTTTTCGCGATCTCCCGCTTGAGCTTGCAGGAGATCACGGACATGTTTTCTGCATCCCACTTGTTGCGAGTGCGCTTTTGCGCATCAGTTGGCATTTCTTGCAGCCTCCTTTTCTGAATCATAAAAAATGAATATGGATTTCTCCGCTTCTGATTTTTGTGTTGAGAAACGCGGCCTCTGGATTCGGGGCGTTCTCAATGCTTTTCTTGCATAAATAAAGTACGATCTGCAAAGCCTGTCTGTGCGCGGCAAGCTCGGCGTTTCTCTGCTCCAAAGTTGTGATCATGGCTCTGCGGATCTCTGGATTATCATCCGATAGATTTTTCAGCGCTTCGTTTACCGTATGAGATAAGCTCGAACGAACCGTTTTTTCTCCAAGATGGATTGGGATTCCGATGGTTTTGCCGGTTTCTTTGAGATACAGCAGCCGCAGCTCGTGGTCACCGCTATTTACATCATCCTCAAGATGCACAAACACACCGTGGCACGGAGAATCAATATACCGAAATCCGTCGGCGAATTGCACATAAAAAGATCGGTACGGGATATGGTACAGCGCCTTGCTATCGATCTCAAACTCCCCATCTTCTTGTGCAAATAATCGTTCCTGCAAAGAACGGCCGACAATAAACACATCCTTGTTTTCAATCCATGGTGCAAGGGCGGCGATCTCTTGCGTTGCCTTTGTGGCGGCAGAAATGTTTTCGTATGTGCCAGGAGAATCGCCCATCACAATCGCCATTGCCGCGGACATTGGTGCATAGCACCATTGATTCCATCTCGGAAGCCCGTTCTTGCCGTTCATTTCATGGAACAGTTTCATTTTCTCCCAGGCATCAGGGTATTCTTCTGTTACTCTCTGCAACAGAGCAAGCGGTGGATATGATGGATCAATTCGCATTCGTGATCTCCTCCACCTTTTCCTTGTACGCTGCCAGCGCGGACTTGTAGTTTTTTATGGCTGAAACATCTTCATCGGAAATACTTGTTTCCGTATTATCCAGGTAAATGCGCCAGTTCCCGGGCCTTCCATAGAATTTCCCGTTCCAGCGTCCTGCCGGGTAGCATACAGGGCGTTCCGGCTTTTCGAGCGCTGCTATTGCGCTCGCAACAGCAGCGTCGTCTTCTGCGAGGTGCTTTGCCATATCGCAGAAGAGCATATGATCCATCTGCGTGAAAGAGTTCTTGACTTCGAGTTCAGGGATGATCTCTTTCAGCGAGCGGATCGCATCGGAAACGGCAGAGGAAACGGCTTCTGAAAATTCTTTTGCAGTGGTATATTTGGGCGCCGGAAGTTCCTTGCTCCAACACGAGTTGAATCGAGTTCCCGTATCCAGGATGCCGGACAATCCCGTTTCAAACGGAACATCCCAGCGATAGCCGAGAGATTTGAGTGCATCCTTCACGGGCCGGGTGTTCCCAGTAATGGAGATCACGATCTGCGCATTGAGAACATCAAGCCCAACGAGCGCCGTGATCGGGTTCTTCGGTTTTTCGGAACGCATACGCTTTGCGTAGCAGACGGGGCATTCCGTATAGTGGTCTGCCGCCCACAGAGCCCAGCTATCAGCTTCGGCGCGAAGCCCTTTGTTGGTCGTTCTCGTAAATTCTGTTCCGCATGTTTCACATTTGCAGTAAGCAGTTGCTTTTGCCATGATATTTGCCCCCTCATTTTTATTATACTGCTCCAATGCGGTTGCACCGGAGCAGCTTTTGTTGGAATGGAATGTGGTGGATCTAAAACTCAGATCTTCTCACCGCAGTATACGCGATACTGGATCTCTACGGGGATATTGTGTTCAGTCCGCCCGCAATACCAACGGGAGAGGGTCTCGCCGCTATCATCGCAGCTGGATTTTTTGGCCAGCTTAAGAAGCCGGCTTGCAGAGTTCGAGCGGTGGAAGAAAAACATCTGGCCGTTCTCGTCATATGCCTTAAAGAAGTATTTATACTGTTTCATTTTGTGTTCCTCCTGCATTCATTTTTGATCTCCGGATCTCGCCTTGTTTTATCTTATGGCTATAGTATATACTGTATTACCGTATATGTCAAGGGGTTTTGCAAAAAAATCAAAATTATTTTACACGCAACTTCACATTCCCGCACGTTCGCGCCACCCTTAAAAATCTGCGCTCCGGTACAATGGGAGCATAAGGAGGGACGCACGATGGCGTATAACCCATACACTGGGCGCTGGGAAATGGACGGCGCGCAGCAGGTGCAGATGCAGCCCATGCCGCGGGCGCAGGTGCCGCAAATGCCGCAGCAGCCGCCGAAACTCGGCGTGCTGACCGTGGCCAGCGAGGCCAGTATCAACAATTTGCAGATGCAGCCGAACGATAACGCGCTCGCGCTGCATGAAACGGAGAATCTGCTCTATTACATCCGGACAGACAGCATGGCGGCAAAAACCGTCGCAAGGTTCCGCATTTTTCCGGAGCCGACCGAAGAAGAAAAGGCAGCAAACCAGTTACAGGAGCAGTTGAAGCAGATCGCAGAAGGTATGCAGAGTATGGCGGAAAGACTTGAGAATTTGGAGGGAAAAGTAAATGCAAAATCCGATCATGGCGCTGATGGGCGGAAACAGCGGAAACAAAGTGTTGAGCGGGCTGATGCAGACGGCAATGACGACGCTTAAAGGACAGAGTCCGCAGATGGTCCTGAGTTTCCTTGCCTCGCAGCCGGGGTTTAATGACTGGTTCGAGGCGAACAAAAACAAAACCGTGGGAGACCTCATAGGGCAGATTAAGTGATACCACGCGAAAGCGTTTATCAAATCTGACGGAAAGGAGGGACATCTATGGACAACAAGGACTATGGCTTCGGCGGCTGGGGCATTGTGATTCTCATTGCACTGTTTTTCCTGCTCTTCGCCGGACGAGGCTTCGGCGGCAGCGGCGAAAGCTCGCCCGCTACGCAGGCAGACGTGCAGCGCGCCACTGACTTTGCCGCACTGGAACGCCAGAACAACGAGGGCGTCGCAGCGACGCGCCAGAGTGCGTATGACGTCACAAGCGCCGTCAAGGACAACGCCTACAACATTCTCGGCGAACTGCGGGATTTGCAGTCCGTCACGGAGAGCGGCATCTCTGTGCAGCAGAAGTGCTGCTGCGACATCCTCCGCGCGATTGACGGAGTTAACTACAACGCCAGTATCAACGCTTGCGAGCTCAAGACGGCTATCCACGCCGAGGGCGAGGCGACCAGAACGCTCCTGCAGCAGCAGGAGAACCAGCGCCTGCGCGACGAACTCGCACAGAGCCGCGCCGCGAACAACGACTATATGCAGTCGCAGTACATCCTCGGCCAGCTGGGCAGGTACTACCAGAACCCGCCCTGCAATCCGTGCGGCTGCGGCGGCTGACGGACGGCCCAAACCTGATATAACTATCCGGGGCGATTGCCCCGTTTTTCATAATTTTGAAAGGAGACGAGTAAATGTCTTGTAGCGGAAACAAATCCTATCAGAAATCCTGCGTCCGGTATTTTAATAACAGCCCGCAGACGCTTGCAGCAAACGCTGCGACAGTGCTCACGCTTGCGGGCGCGAAGGTTGTCAACTCCGGAGAGTCCATTCAGGTCGAGCCTCAGAGCTACGACACCGTAAAAATTGGGCTCTATCACCTAGTAGCCGATGCGGTCATCACGTCGTCCGCGGCTGGCGAGCTCACATTGCAGTGGTACATGGACGGCGTCGCGCTGCCCTGCACGCTGCGCAAGGTAACGCTTCCGGCGACCGGAAACACCGAGATCCACACGGAGACGGAACTGGCGCTGCCCGGGTGCTGCTGCTGCGTGAACCACACCTTTACCCTCATTGCGACGACCGACTCGACGGCAGCGGGCAATGTGGTCGAGCTCTGCACCGGCCTGCTCAAGCTTGCTTAGCCTATGACGGAGAAAATCAAGGCCTATAAGGCCAAACTCTGCGGAGCGCTTGAGGCGTGCATGGCGGAGCCCGTATGCTCCCGAAGCGTGGGCAGCTGCACCATGCTCATGGACGCGCTGTGCAAGGCGGATAAGATCAAGATGGAGTCCGAAGCCTCCACGTTTACCGAGGACGACGCGCGGCGCTGGGTGCAGCATATGAAAAACGCCGACGGCTCGACCGGACCGCATTGGACGCTGGAACAGGCAACCGCCGTTGCAAACAGCATCGGCGTGCATACGGACCCGTGGGTATGGTTCGCGGCGCTCAACATGGAATATTCCGACGGCTGGGAAGTCGCCGGGAAGTACGGGCTTGACCGCCCGGAATACTACGCAGACCTCGCCAAAGCGTTTTTGTTTGACAAAGACGGCGGCGGACCAGTGGCAAAGATCGCCGGGTATTATCACGGCGTCGTGGAGCCGCGGCTTGACGCTATAGACACAAAATAAACACAGTAATTTAATATTTAATTGATATTACTGTGGATAAAAAGGGTTCGAGTCTCTTCAGGTCCACCATAAGGCAAAGCGCTGGAATTTTGATTCCAGCGCTTCTTTTTTATTTTCATGGTCAAAAAAGCGGGAAAATAGCGAACAAAAATGGCGTGACAACAATTTTTTAAAAATGCCAGAAGGATAGCAAAGACTAGCATAAAATAGCACGAAAATACATGCATGTGAACACAGAAAGAACACAGTGATTTCGGCTAGAATTTGGCGTCCATCTGTGCGGCAACGTCATCGAGGCGATTGTCGAAAATCTCTGTGTAAATGTCCATCGTGGTTGCAAGCTGCGCGTGACCGAGCAGCTGCTGCATCGTTTTATAATCAACGCCGGACTCATAGAGCGCGGAGGCGTAGCCGTGCCGGATCTCATGCGGCGAGACGGTGACGCCGGTCCGCGTTTTATAACCGACGTAGAGGTCCTCCAGCTTCCAACCGGGCAAGGGCGACGCGCCGCCATCCGGGGAGAAAATATAGCCGTGCTTTTTGTTGGGCAGCGCGTCTGCCAGCGCGGTAAGCAGAGGGACGGAGCGGATACCAGCCTCAGTCTTTGGGAGCTTGATCTGCGGAGCGGGACCGGTGTTGTAAACACTGCGCTGGATGCGGATGCGCTTGTTTTTGCGGTCGATATCCTCATACATAAGCCCTTGCGCCTCGCCGCGCCGGCAGCCGGTATAATAGATCAAAAAAGCGAAAAGCCCGAAGTCGTCGGAAACGCCGGCTTTAATCTTTGCGATCTGATCGGAAGACGGCGCGTGACGCTTTTTCTGCGGGAGGTTCTTCGGCAGCAGCACGGCGTCCGCCGGGTTATAGGCGATATAACCCTCGCGCTGGGCTTTGTTTAAGATCTGGCGGATGATCTGCCGCTGCGTAATGACGGTCTTTTTGGCGTGGGTTTTGGCAAAGCGGTTGACGTACTTCTCAATTTCCTTTGCCGTGATTGATGCGACATCCTCGCCTTTAAATTCCTCGATCGCGCGCTCGTAAGCGGGGCTGTAGTTGCGCAGACTGTTTGGGGCAAGCGTCGGTTCGATCTCGTTCCACCACGCATGGGCGACATTTTCAAATGTCTCTGTCTTCCCAGATGCGAGATCCGCGCGGTAGCTCTTGACCTTTTCCCAGACCTCGCGATCCGTTTTGCCGCGGAAAGCCTTGCGCTTGCCGTTAATCTTGATAATCGTCTCGTGCAGCCCGTCCGGGCGAACGTAATATTTCGGAATTGCCATAAAAAACCTCCAAAGATGCCGCTCCGGTTTCTCCAACCGGGGCGGCTTTTTTGTTATGTTCGGAACCAACCGATATTTGGGTTCAAGATGTCGACCGCAAAAAGAAGGAGTATAAACGCGGTAAGGCAGACGCAGACAACGAATAAACGTTTGTTCCAGCGCTCCTTCCGCGCAATGGCGCGTTGCAGGTCGTCAATGCGTGCTTCGTAAAGCTCGTCTTTCGTGCGCTCACACACGCCTCCCGCGTACTGCGCAGCCTCCGCGCCGACGCCGAGCGCGTCGCAGATGGCGGTAATTGTCGCCGCCGAAGCGTTTGAGCCTTTTGAGGCAAGGACGCGCGAGACGGTCGACTCAGAAATCTGTGCAAGCTGCGCAAGGTCCTTGTTTGTCATGTTTTTGTCCTGCATAATGGCGATACATCGATCAATCAGCACGCTTAAATCCAAAATAAAACACAGCTTTCAAAAATATTCTGAAAAATTGCATAGAAGTTTGGAAAATTTCACGCCATTGCAAAGGCTTACATTGCATTTCACGGCGCGCGGGGGTACGGTTGAGGCGTAGGGACGGCTCCCACCGCCTGCACAAACCAAAGCCCGCGTCGTTTTTCGGCAAGCGGCGCGGGCATCAACTAAGTCAATCACCATTCTCGCCGAGCGGAGAGTCCCATACAGCATCCCAAAAATCCGTCTCGTTTATGATCTGGACTTTTCCGCCGGCGCGCCGGACGGACATTGCCGCCTCAATCTTGCGCCCATAGCAGGAGTAAGCCCAGCACGGATTGCCAGCATTGCCGACAATCAAATAGTCGGTTTTGCGTGAGACGTTGGAGATAAATGTACCGCCGAGCCGCTCAATTTCCTCGACAATTTCCTTGCGCGTGGCTCTGTATGACTCGCCGGTAAAGCAAAAGACTTTCCCGTCAAATGTAAGGTCCGGGCAATAGGCGCAAATGCCATCAATGGAGTATTTTTTTCGCAAAGCCTCAAAATCCGGCTCGTGCAGGTTTATGGAGTCTTTAAAGTCGACCACATTGCTGCAAAACGCGAGAAGGGAGTTGCGCTCGTCAGCGGTTATGACTCCATCCTCAAGGATTGTGTGCAGGAGCGAGTTTAGCTCGTCAAATGGATATGTGCCTTGCAGGTAGTCGTTCGAGGTGAGCCAATCGGACAGGGTGCGGATCTCTTTATCGCTGATGTCAGAATCCGCCATGATACCGTGAATCATGCCATGCAAAAATTGCACGGACGAAGTGACGATATTATAGTAGCTGGAGTTGTCGGCAAAATTACCACAAAGCCAAAGGATGTTTTGACGCTCGTCGTCGTCGATACGATCATCCTTGATCGCCTCCTCAATTATAGGGATAAGCTCCGAAAACGGGTGACGATCGCGCAGATTCGCATGAATAAGGCACCAATTGGCAAGCTCGCTTACCTCGGCGGTGCTGACATCGCCGCTGGAAGAAATACCAGCTACAATGCCGCGAAGCATATTGATCGCCTTGTGCAGCTCGGCAGGCTTCGTAAACTGACGGTATTCGTCCGGATTTTTGATCTGAGACATGGATGGAACCTCTCAAAGTACGCAATTTTGTGCGGATTATAATGCCCATAGGGGGTTATTTATATCGTAACCCACGAACCCAAAAGCCGCAATGGCAAATGTGAACGAAAAATGAAGGAAATTTTTGTGGAGAAATGGAGGAAGAAGTGGAAAACACGAAAGAATACGTCATTGGAGAGATCAAGCGCCTGCTGAAAAAGGCAACGGAGGAAGAACTGGACCTGATTTGGCGGTTTGTCCGAAAACTGATAAAATAAAAAACGGCTGGGGACGGTTATCCGTCTCCAGCCATTTTTTTTGCGATTTCGTCCAGCAGCTGCCACTCGTCGACACTGAGACTACCAAGGATCGAGACGAACCGCTTGCGCGGCGAGTCGTCCGGATCGTTCATGACGTCGCCCATAAACTCAGCGATCTCCTGATTGCGGGTAAGCTTCTGTCTCATATTGCCCTCGCCAGTGCGAAGCCATGTCTCACTCACGTTATATCTGCGGCAAATATCAGCTATCGTGCGATCACTAGGCAGCGATTTGCCGGAACAGAGCATAGAGACAAACGCGGACGAAACGTGCAGATTCTCGGCAAATTTTGTTTTTGTAATGCCGAGCGCGTCGATAAGGGCGCAGAGCCGATCTTGAAAAGTTTGCATTTGAATCCTCCTTTATGTAACTAGATTAACACATATAGTGGCATAAGTCAAGAAAAATATTAAGTCAATTAAAAAATAGTGCTTGACAACTTAACTAACTTAGTGTATGATGTAACCAGCTTAAGAAAGCGATAACGGACTTACAAGAAACAAGGGGTGAAAGACGATGTCAGAAAAAGAAAAGCAGGTCATGGAAAGCCTGAACAAGAACACCGAGAAGTTGACGCCGGCGCAGATGCAGCGTCTGAGCGATATTGCATACGGCATGGCGCTGGCGAAGGAAGTCAAGCAGGACGAGCAGAAGGAGGCGTGAAGATGGCAACAGAGAAACTGGAAACCTTCACCGCCCGCATTCTGGAACGAATGGCAAACTGGAAACAGTGGGCGGACACACGCGAGAAATACAGGCAGGCGCTGAAACGCGCCGCTCTGCTGGAACAGAACGGCGCGAAGCGCGTGACCTTGCATTTTAGCGGAAAGACGGCAAAGCCCCGTCAAGAAGCTTGAGGGTATCCGGGGAAACATCGGAAATAGCGGCTCTGAGCTTGCGCCAGCACTTTATAGCAACTTTATTCTCGTCAATGATGCTGTTTCGGGTATCTGATGTGATGGTGGTATCGTTGTCGAGCTGATGGTTGTTAAGCAAAATGCACTGATGCGTAATGGAGTATAAAAGCTTAAGCTCATCAATGGTAAAAGATTGATCCATTTATTACACCTCCTTTCCTCCTGCATTTTACAGCATCCGGGAGGAAAGGGCAAGAAATACGGAGGGGGAAAACATGGCAGTAACGAAAAAACTGGAATCCTTTATCGAGCGCATTCTGGAACAATGCGAGCAGGAGGGGCTGACAATTGCGGAAGTGAACAGCCTGCCCAATTGGTTGGATTGGAGAATCACCAAATGTGTAGTTCGCCGGAACCGCGAGACGAAATTTACAATCGGGACGAAGCCATACGAGGCGGCTATGCCGAAGAAAAGCGTGATGCAGCAGCTGGAAGAACTGCTGATGCAGGACCGCAAAGCAGGGCTGGCGGCAATCGCTGAGAAAACCGGCTACACCGCCGACGAGTTAGAGACGATCTGGCAGGAATATCTGGATACGCAGTACGGAGAGAAGCCGGTAACGGAAATTGCGCGGGACTTTGTAGGAATCGCGCTGGAACACGATTTGTAAGGAGGCGTGAGGAACAATGCGTGAGGCGGAGGGCTACCGTCCGCAGCTGGAGCTGCTGACGGACATGTTCCCGGGGCGGGCGGCGATCACGGTCAACGAGTGCCAGACCGCGCTAGGCATTGACCGGCGGACGCTGCTCGCCGAGCGCGAATTTCCGGCGCGAAAGATCGGCGGCAAGTACGCGGTGCCGTTGACCGAGCTGGCGCGCTGGCTGACGAGGAAATCATAATTGAGGAGGGAATTTGATCATGGCGAAGAAACTACACGTCGAAATCGGAATTGACGGTGAAACGGCAATATCAAGGATCGAGGGCAGAGGCGGGGATTTGATCGCCGCAGCAGCATTTGCAGTCAATGCGTTTTACAGAGCTTTTGCAAAAAAGAGCGAAGAAGATGCCAGAAACTTTAAATTTCTCATGCAGAAAATAGTTGCAGAAGATGATTCCGTGATCTGGTCAAAGACGATTTGAGGAGGAAAACACCATGAGAACGAACCTTGCGCGAGTAGAACCGGAAGAAACCACGCGGGAGCGCCGGGCGCGGCTGCGGGAGGAAATGCAGTACCGGCGGGCGCTGCGGCTGATCGTGAAGACCTGCTGCATCTGGCTGGGCGGTGCGGCGTATGTCCTCGCGGTGATTGCCGGATACGGGCATATGATGGACGTCGCTGCCGTGACAGGCGCAATCGCAATCGGCTTGTCCGTCTACGGGGCAATGTGATATGGACGAGCGGATCACAGTCAGGTTTCGTCCAGAGCAGCTGGACGACGTAATTGACGCGCTGTTTGCCTACGCAGACGATTGCGTCAATGATCGAGAGATCCTGCTCAAAATGCCGCGCGTGGACCGGGAAACGGTGAATGATCTGGCGCAACGGGAGACGCAGCTAAACAAGCTGGGCAGATGGCTCCAGCACGTGAAGGAAGAGGCAGAATGATGCCTAGTCTAACGCCGCGATTGCGCCGGATCAAGCCGCCATGCGGCAGATTCTGTCCAGCCAGGATGGCGGGATGCAGCACCATGTGCTGCAACTGGACGCTCTATGAGAGCATCAGGAACTATCTCTACGTGGAAAACGGACAGGCACGGAAAAATTTAGAGTTGGACATTGCGGCACAGAAGCAGATAAACCGTGCGGACAATCAGGTGAGGAGGCGCAAACACTATGGCGCGAAATAATATCGACTACAACGGCGAGCGGGCAAACCGCCATCCTGCCGTAATTGCGCAGGCAGGATACACCGGGAAAAACCACTACGCCGTGACATACAGCGGACAGACGGTCTTCGTCCGCGCTTCGGACGAGCTTGCCGCGCTGTTTACGGCGGCAAAGCACTGGGGCTATAAATTTACCCGCCCCGAGTACCACCAGAACGCAGCCGCCAGAAAACTGCACTACACGCCGGGGCTTTGAGGGGAGGCCACAAGGATGAGGGCGAAAAACTGCCGGAGGGCGGCAAGAGGGAAACGGAAAATAGGAGGGGAAATGTGACGTGAGCGATTTAGAGCAGACGGTGATTGCCCGCGTATTCCCGCGCAAAACTAACGCTTCGCCGACTGATGCGCTGGCGTTCTTCAGTGAGCCGACGATTGAGAACATCTCGGACTGCATCAAAGCAGGCGTGACGTCAGTACATATCTCCGTCACGTTTACATGGGATCTCGAAAAAGCCGAGGACTTATATTACGCATGGCAGATTCTCGGCGTACCGGTAGAAGTCGGCGGTCCGGCATTCGATGATCGCATGGGAGGCTTCACACCGGGGCTTTACCTGCGTGACGGTTTGATTTTTACCTCGCGGGGATGCACAAAGGACTGCTGGTTTTGTTCCGTACCGCGCTGCGCGCATGGCGTAATTCGGGAGCTTCCGATCGTGGACGGCTGGAACATCCTTGACGACAACATTCTTGGAACGTCAGAAACGCATTTTCGGGCAGTTTGTGACATGCTTAAGAGGCAGAAACACAGGGCAATTTTTACGGGAGGCTTAGAACCGGCACTATTGCAGCAATGGCAAGCGGACATTTTACATGAGGTAAAACCGGCGAGGCTATACACGGCATATGACACCCGCGATGATCTGGAACCGCTGATCGAGATGGGCAAGAAGCTGCGGGCAGCAGGATTTCGCCCGGTAAGCCATACCATGTGCTGCTATGTGCTGTGCGGCTACGACGGAGACAGTTTTGAGGACGCTGAAAAGCGCTTGGCGCAGACCATGCGTGCTGGATTCGTGCCGTATGCCATGCTGTTTCGCGGAGAGGATGGAAAGTACGATTCTGAGTGGCGGAGATTCCAGCGCGAATGGTGCCGCCCAATTATCACTGGGAAAAAGTTCAACGAATTTTGGAGGAATACGCCATGACAGACAAGGAAATTATACGGGCGCTGCGTATCTGCGCGACGCATAAGGACAAGGGTTGCGGGCTTTGTCCACAAATGAAGTATGTGCGTTGCACGGAGCGGCTGGCGGATGAAGCTATCACCATGATCGAGCGCCTGACCGCCGAGAATGTGGTGCTCCCGGATGGGCAAGCGAGCGCGATTGAATCGCTTCGAAAGGAAATCGAGTGGAAGGACATGGTGATTGCCCTCGCCCAGAAGGAGCAGGCGGAGGCAGAAGCCGAGAGGGACGCGCTGCGGGAGAAGGTGCCGCGGTGGATTAGCGTGGATGATAGGCACCCAAAGCCTGGAACGCGCGTTCTTGCTACGGATGGCGTATTTGTTGGAGAAGCATACCGAACAAGCGCTGATACGTGGCGCAGATATGATGGCATTGCAATGCGGGACTGCATCGGCAGCGCCGTTACCCACTGGATGCCGCTGGCGGAAGCGCCGGAAACGCCGGAGGGAGGAGAAAAGGCATGAGCAAAATCAAAAAGGTAGGATTTGGGTATACGGTGCCGAAAGAACGGTACCAGGAAGCCGCGGAGAATATCCAAAAGCTTGGCGCTATGTACGCAGAGTACCTGCAGAAGAAAAATTTCGATGGGCTTGGAGAGCAAGATGCGCAAGAGCTCATGGCCGACATCCTGCTTGCCTGCACTGCGCTGCTCTATGTCGCAGAATTTGCGGCAGATAAATGCCATATGGTGCCGCTGCCGGGAAAGGATGGAAAAGCATGAAGATTTACATCGCCGGTAAAATCACGGGCGATCAGGGGTGTCAGGCGAAATTTCAAAGGGCGGCAGTGGGGTTGCGGATGTGTGGGAACATCGTGCTGAATCCGGCGGAGCTGCCGGAGGGGATGGAGGCTGCGGACTATATGCGCATTTGTATGGCGATGATCGACGTAGCGGACTTGGTCGTTTTCCTGCCAGACGCGAAGGACAGCGCAGGCGCGCGCCTTGAGAAAGCATATTGTGAATACGTCGGGAAGGAGATGGAGAATTGGAGCGACTGACATTTGAAGGAAACTTCTGCGACATTGCGCAGTGCCGAGACTCGGCGTGCCGGCAGGACGGCACCTGCACGCAGAGGCTGGTTTGGGAAAGGCTCAAGGCTTACGAAGATGCGGGATTATCCCCGCAGGCGTGCGCCGAGGCGCGAGAGATAGAGGAAACGCTTTCCGGCTATGATTACTCCATCTCACGAATGGTGGAGCTGATGAAAGCGGATGTTGAGGGGCGCGTCTTGATTCTGCCGTGCGCACCGGATGCGATTTACTGGGAAAAGGTAGGCGGCATTCTGGCACAGGCTCGCTTCGAAGGTTTGCACGTCTACGAAGACGGCACGATTAAGTACGCTGGTTACGGCATGGAAATCTGCGCAGAGGACATCGGCGAGACCGTATTTTTGAGCCGCGAAGAAGCCGAGAAGGCTTTGCAGGAAATGGAGGGCAAGACATGAATGTAATTCTGGTCGAGAGCGATCTTATTGGCAGACTTGAGACGTTAGTCAACGGTGCTATTGAGAAATTTACGCCGGAACGCGTGGTGGACATTAAGTACAGCTCCGCGATTGATGGCAGATCCCACGAACATTATTACTCCGCGATGGTGATTCTCAAGGATGAGGAGGGCAAGAAGGATGGCAACGAAACGAGTATGTGACCGCTGCGGGGCGGAGATAAACCCCACAAGCTCTGCGACGTATGTAAACGTACGAAGCGCGTTCCATGAAGAATCACCTGATATTGAGCTTTGCTGTTCGTGCGCGATGCAAATCAAAGAATGGCTTAAGTCGCGTGTAGAGGAGGGCAAGAAGGATGGCTGAACTGAAACCGTGCCCGTTCTGTGGCGGTGAAGTTAGTCTTGTTCCGTGCGATGACGAAGGGAATCTACATGATGAGGCATATAGAGAACATCCATATAGTGGACTTGGCTTTATGCTTCACCATGCTCACGAGGACAACCCGGAATGCCCGATTGCAAGCTATGAGTGCGATGGCGGGATTTTGGGTGGTGTGTATATTTACGACACGGAAGAACAAGCCGTTGAGGCATGGAACAGGAGGGTAAATGATGGCTGATTATATCCGGCGCGAGGATGCGCTGGAGGCATTTGAAAATGCTGACGCTGACGTATATGAAGACTATGGCGACGGAACTGTTGATTGGGGGTTTGGGCGGAAGAACATTCAGAACGTGATAAATGGCAGCCCAGCCGCCGACGTTGCGGAGGTGGTGCATGGGCGGTGGATTCTCCATGATGACGGTGTATTCACTTGTAGTGAATGCGGCAACGCAGAATCTAACGACAGCTATTATTGCAGACTATGTGGCGCGAAGATGGATGGAGGTTGTGAGGATGCTTGAAAGAGATATGCAGAGCGCAGATGCTTACAACAAAAAGGATAAGATAAAGACCAACTTTGCCAAAATTTTTGTTTCTGGATCGGCTGAAAAGCCGTATTACAATATTTTGTATTTTGATCCGGTAGATAAAAATTATCACGTTGGGTTCGGTTCGTTTTACCTTCCGTATGTATTCAAGTGGCTATCGGAAGAATTTGAAATTGAAGATGAGCTAACCGTGGATGCCGTTCCCGTTGTGCGCTGCAAGGACTGCAAGCACAAGTTGCGAACGGTTGCAAATGGGGTTGTGATCTGCAGGGAGAAACACGGCATGGTTCAGCCAAGTCTGGATGATTTTTGCAGCTACGGAGAACGGAGGGATGACGATGTTTCAGATTGAGCTTTTATCCGGCGGCGTTTTCTGGGTATATGCCGTATACCCGCAGAATAGCGCGTTTTTGATTTGGAAAGACGACCACTGGGTTTGGATGGCAGCTGATAAGTGTAAACCGTATGTCCAGCCGTGGACAGTTACTACCGTCGATAACTTTCCGTCCACAGACGCTGTGCCGGTGGTGCGTTGCAAGGATTGCAGATACCTGGGGAGGGAGCTAGACAAAGGGCTTTACAGCTGCGATGACTACAACCTGCCATATTGCGAGCTGGACAGCTATTGCAGCCACGGCAGGCGGAAGGAGGAGACAAAACATGCGGCTGATTGACGCGGACGCATACAAAAAACTGCATCAGTCAAAATGCGTGGGCGACTGCGGCTGCTGCTCGAGCATCACCGACGACATGATCTGCACGCTGATCGACGAGGCACCGACCGTGAAAGAGGCAATCGTGCCGCTGAAATGCAAATACTGCGGTTACTCATACCAAAAAATGCCGCCGTCCGGAGAACCGCTGTTCCGTTGGTGCCGGAAGTGGCAAAACATCGTCCGGGACACCGATTTTTGCAGCTATGCAGGAAAACGCGGAGAAGTAGACGTATGAGCGGGCTGCGCTTTGAGTCGATGGCGGACATGCCACCGAGAATGCGGGAGCTTTACGCCAAACAGCGTCTTCCGGAAGCACAGCAGCAGCAGAAACGGCAGGCAAAGTACAAAAACGAGCCGGAGAAGCGCGCCGGGGTACGCTTTGACAGCAAAAAAGAGGCGCGGCGCTATGACGAGCTTTTGACCATGCTGCAGGCTGGGCTTATCTCGGATCTGAGGCTGCAACCGCAGTTTACATTGCAGGAGAGCTACTGCACCGAGACCGGAGAGCGGGTCCGCGCGGTGCGCTACACGGCGGATTTTTCGTACCGAGCCGGCGGAAAGCTGATTGTCGAGGATGTCAAGTCAACGGCAACGCGGACAAAGGAGTACCTGCGCAACAAAAAGTTTATGCGCTCAAAATTTGGAATTGACATACAGGAGGTTTGACATGGACGAGGAAACCAAAGCAAGACCGGAGCCGCCCTGCGGCTTGCCGAAGCAAGGAAACAACTGCGCCAACAAAAGCGCGATCTTTTGCGCAAAGTGCGGATGGAATCCGGAAGAGCAGGCGCGGCGCAAGGCGCTGCCGCTTACCAAAAACGGGGCGGGCTTGCTGCATAAGGATATCGGCACATAAAATAGGCAACCAGCCGGGGCACATATTTATATTATCTGGACTTTTGCCGCTGCCGCTCCGCCATGAGACGGCGGCGGGAGGATTGCCCCGACTTTTTGCAAACCGCCTGCGGGCTGGATCAACCGCAGGCGGGAATGAAAAAGCGTGTGGAACGTGCGCTTTGTGGGACGTTACCCAACGCCGGACCGCGCAAGGACCGGCGACATCGCATGACCTCCCAATCCCCCAAGCCGTCTGAGCAGACAAGGGCGGCTCGCCCGGAGACGCGCAGCGATCATGCGGATGGCGCGGCGCGCCGGGTGCAGGCGGTGAAAGCCCGTCACTGCAAGGGGACCGGACCTCCGGTCCCCAGACGAAAATAAAAGGAGCGGGACAATGAGAAACATGTTTGGAGCCGCAGAAACGCGAGAAAGCGGGGTCTACGGATACCTACGGGACCCGCAGCGTGCAACAAAGGGACTCTGCTACAATGTGCGCTGCTCGGAACGGAACAATTACAAGGGCGCATGGAGCTGTTTTATGGCGAGCTGGGGCAATTTCAAACAGCGATGGAAGATGAAAAGTGGGAGGTTGATTTCCGGGGCGAGAAATACCCGCCGCGTATCACAATGGACCAGCTGACACCGCCGCTGTTTGAAGTCACGGAGGGCGGACCGCAGCGAGAGCCGCCAGCCTGCATACAGGTGATCGGGACGCCGGATCTGCGCGTTATCACGACTGGCAAGCTCCAGATCAGCAAGAAAGAACTGAACCGCTACGTGAACACCGCTGAAAAGCTGTTGCTGCTCTATCTGCACGGCTTTATGCAGGAACAAAAGGAACTGGAGGCGGAGAAGGGATGAATTTTGCGCAGAGGCTCAAGGAGACGTTACAGACAGGTCTGGATATAGGCTTTAAGGCAGGCGTACAGAAGGGCTGCGATCTCTGGATGGCGGCGCTTGCGCAGGAGGGCTTCGGCGCTGAACGCATGATTCGAATGTATGAGCGCGTGGAGGCGATAAACAACGAACTGGGAATTGCGTGGATGTGCGAGCCGGAGTCTGACTACGCGCAGGAGCAGCTGGACCGGATCCTGGAGCCGGTCTGCGGGGACCGTTTCACGCCATTTCACGACCGAAATCCGGATGTCAAGCAGTTTAACTATAAAAGGAGGGAACGAAAATGAGTGAGAAAAACAAGCGAGCCGAGGAACTTCTGTTTGGCAAGGAGCGCATGACATTCACAGAGATCATGCAATCAATGGAGGCATGTGCAAAGATCAACTGCGAAAAGTGCGCACTTCACGCGATCATTGACGGATGGAGTCAGGCGGACTTACCAGACTGTAGCACGGTCCTGATGAAAAACGCGTCAGACACGCTGCTGGAGTATTACAACAAACTCCGAACACCAGAACCGGCGGTCAACGCAAAGGCGGAGGAACGCCACGAAGAATGTAGCAGCAAGGTCGAGGGTTATCTGGATTCCTGCCCGGTTTGCCCGAACTGCGACTACATATTCGATGAGTTTAGTATAAGCGAGGCAGGATACATCCAGCATTTTCCGTTTGGCGGTGAGGACCGGCTCGACCTGAAAAAAAGCGAAATGAAAGTTAATCCAACAAAATGCCCGAAATGCGGGATGCGGATAACGGGGATCAGATGGACGACGGAAGATACCGTCGGAGGAAGATTTGGGTATTTTTTCAGCCGCGCGCGCAAAGAGGAGCTGTGCAGAAAGGAAAGCAGCGAAGAAAACAGGAAGGTTTCGCGCTGCCGATCTGTCTGCCATCTATTTTCCTGCCCAGTTTGCGGTCGACCGGAAAAGCCGCCGATGAAGCTGCGGACAAAAAGCGGCGTGGAGTACGTTCTGCCGCAGAAGTGCGGTTATTGCGGCGCCCAGATGGAAGGAGTTGAAGCAAAATGATCATTGATATTCTGGAGCTTGCGGCGGTGCTGGAATGGCTGGCATTGGGAGCTCTGATGTTTTTCAAGCTGCGCAGCCTGAACCGCCGCACGGATAAGATCATGAGAGAGGTTGAAGGTGTTTTTACGCCGAACGAATTACGGGAGGCTTTCGGGAAAGAGCCAATGCAGGAGAACATTAAGTATTTGGACGCTGATCGCTGAACGCATGGGCGGAACTTCGGCCCGCGCTTTGAGCGGACAGAAGGAAACAAGGGAGGGCTGGCAGCAAACACCTTGGTCTGTCCTCCTACAAGCGATGGCAGCAGGGATGCTTATTTGATGACAACCCGGAGTATGACGCTTTCACGGAGAAATTCAAACCAAAGAAGACGACGGACGATTGCTATACGCCGCCGCTCATTTATGATGCGATCCGGGATTGGGTATGCGGCGAGTACGGGATCGACCAGACCAGAATCGTGCGACCGTTCTATCCGGGCGGAGATTATGAACGCTTTGACTACCAGGACGGCTGCGTCGTGCTGGACAACCCGCCGTTCTCAATTTTGAGCAGAATTTGTGAATTTTACATCGACAGAGGAATCGCATTTTTTCTTTTTGCGCCGTCACTCACATGCTTTTTCGGTCGCAGCGTAGTGATGCGGATGAACCACATTATTTGCGACGCCGACATTACATATGAGAATGGGGCAGTTGTTAGAACGGCGTTTGTGACGAGTTTCGGTGGTAAGATCGCGCAGACCGCGCCGACACTCAGAAAAGCAATCGAGCGGGCAATGCAGACGGTCAAGGGGGGGAAGAGGAAGGAATTACCAAAGTATACATATCCGGATTATGTTCTGACGGCAGCGATGATGCAAAAGTACGCACATTATGGGGTTGATTTTGCGGTGCAAAAAGAAGACTGCACGTTTATAGCAAAAATGGACGCGCAGTCGGAACACGGAAAAACTATCTTCGGAGGCGGGCTATTGCTTTCTGAGAAAGCCGCAGCCGAGAAAGCCGCAGCCGAGAAAGCCGCAGCCGAGAAAGCCGCAGCGCACATTTGGGAACTGTCAGAACGGGAAAGGCATATTGTTGCAAAACTAGGTGAATAAAACGAGGAAAGGCGGACAGCATGGCAACGAGGCACAAGCGGCGGAAGTTTTCCGGCTGCGTCTGCGAGCAGATCGTATATACGGTATCGAGCGGCGCGGGCTTGAGGACCAGCAAGCCGAAAAAGCCGCGCTTTCAGACGGAGTCGGAACGAGAAGAATTTAATCAAAAGATCTCCGCGGCGAAGTTTGCCGCGCTCGTCAATGCAAACTTCGGACCGACAAGCTTTTACTCTACCCTCACGCTAGATGCAGACAATGAGGTACATACCGCGCAGGAGATGCGCAGAATCCGGGATAATTATTACCGGCGACTGCTCTACCGCTATCCAGAGGCAAAGCTTGTGATTGTATACGGGCGGGGCAAGTCGACAAACCGTTTTCACCTGCACATGATCACAGACGGCATTCCGGTCGATGAGATCGGAAGGCTATGGGGACTCGGCAGCGTGATTGACTGCAAACCGCTGAGAAAGCACAACTATTATGTAAACCAGAACGGCGACAAGGTTGACCATGGGCAGGACTACACGGCGCTGGCGAATTACCTGCACGGACACTGGCGCAAGGAGTTCGGAGGGCATCGCTGGAAAGCAAGCCGGAACTGCGTTCGTCCAGAGCCGGAACCGGCGACCGAGGCAGTGCGGGAGTACAGCCCGCAGCGCCCGCCGGTTGCGCCGCGCGGGTACATTCTCGTCGAGGCGAGAGCCACACAATATGGGTTCCTATATTTTAAATATGTATGGGACCCAAAAAAAGAAGTACGCAAGCGACCGGGAGCCGCTTAATTTAGCCCTTGTAAATGTGTAGGGTTTTAGAACGAAACACGGAAGGAGTTGAGCAAGTGTCAAAACCTCGTTTCTGGTGGTACGGGAATGTCTGCCGCACCATCGGCGCATTCCCGAAACTGGACCAACAGGTTCGGGACATGAGCCGCCAAAAGACAACGCCGGGCTATTCTTCGCAGCCAGGCGGGCGCTCTTCCGGCCGCGCCGTTGAGGACATCGCCGTGCGCGTACTGTCCTCTCAGGAGTACCGGGACTATGAGGCAGTGAGCCGAGCTATCACGACAGCGCGGACGTGGAGGGACGGAGACATGGTGCTCGCTGTTGTCGGCGCGCATTCATGGGGCGAACATCTACGCTTCGACGAGGTCGGGCGGAAATTATACATCAGCACATCGACGGCAAAACGCATGCACAACAGGTTCGTCTACGAAGTAGCACGGAACATCGGCTATGCGAAATGTAGCTAACTCAGCCAAAAAAATGTGCTAGAGTAGTAGCGTGGAGAATCGGAGGGAAACACATGCAGCCATGGGCAGCAGGCTTTTATGC